TTAGACATAATTTTTAAATATAACTATCATCAAATCCGAAATTGTCTCCAACTTCTATTAGTAAATTATCTGCACTAGATATTTCCTTAACTGCAGATCCTAAAACATGAACAGAAATAGGAGTACCATATTTACCACGTTCTACAGTTAGATTATTTCCATCTTTAGATTTTACATATAATGTTTCAGTATTAATTGTAATATATGAATTTTCACTTATTGAAGAGGCATCATCAACCGACAACACACTATCATCAATTTTAAAATCTTCGGAAATTTTTGTAGAAATTATATTGTCATAATCTTTGGTTGCTTTTGGTTCAACAATATATTGAACATCTCTACTAGGTCTTTTAGTTGCCTCACCAGCAACATATCCAATACTAACCTTTTTAATAATTTCTTTGGATACATCTGCAGCAACAGGTCCAAACAAATATGTTTTAGCAGTAAATCTTAAAGTATAAATCAATGCTCTTCTAGTGCTAAAATCACCTTCATAATCATCAGACATTGATATACTGTTCAAAATCATAGGCACATCTCTTTTTTCTCCAATACTTTCAACCATGTCTATAGATAAATTAAAGGATGGTTGAAAATATGGTAATATTTGCTCTATGATTTGAAGCATATCATCATTATGTTTTGTCATTATCGAAAGTTCAAAATCAAGATCATATGGAACTGGCATATATGCCTTCTTGAACTGAGTTTTATCGGTCTTACTCTGACCCACAAACTGTTGAGTTACTGTAGTTTTTCTCCTTGGATCATAATTAATTCCAACAACCTCAAATGACATTCTTGGTAATGTAATAGTAAAAGGTCTATTTAAATCTGGAGACTGCTCAAGTCTTGCTAGAAATTTTTGAGTGGGACCATATGCTATAGGTACTGTTATCTCCGAAGTAACTTCACCGGAACTGTTGAGTCTCCTAATCTCCATTCCATTAAAAAGAGTACCGAATGCAATTACGGTTTTTCTAATTATTTCGTGATAAAAATATTCAAACATTAAACTGCACTCTTTTTATATACTATTTATTCTACGGTGTACCAAATGGATTAGTTTGGGTAAAGTCTAATATAGAATCTGCTCCAGTCTCAATGTCATCATTACTTGCGAAAGTATCCTTAGTATTGAATTCTTCTTGAGTTCTAATCTCATAAACAGCACTAGATCCTTGCCCAACTACACGTTCACCGTTAACAAAGTCACCATCTAGATTCTTCAGTATCAATTCATTAGTGACTGCATTCCAAGAATTGACTCTTGCTGTGGTACTTGAAATAGAACCAACTACAACTTCATTAACTGTAAATGTTCCACCAAGTCCTACTGCAGGACTAGAGAATGTAATAGTTGGGACTTCAGTATACCCAACACCAGCATTTCTTATAAAGATTGCGGTTACAATTCCAGCAGAGGAAATTGACGCATATGCACTTGCACTTGTAGATGCTATTCCAACAAAAGTGACCGTTGGTGAAGTAGTATAACCACTTCCTCCACTTGTTATAGTTACTATACCAATAGATCCATCTCCTATCGATGCAGTTGCCTCTGCACCAACTCCACCTCCACCATAAAACTGAACACTTGGTGCTAAAGTATAACCAAATCCAGGATTAGTAATTTCAACTCCTTGAACCCTATATCCTGTTCCTAATGGATCACACTCATCCACAATACCAGTAATTAATGTTGCAATTCCAACTGCAGTTCCTGAAGATTCAGGAGAACTTGAAATTCCAACTCTAGGTGCAGTAGTATAACCATGACCACGATTTGTCAGGGTAATAGCATTAACAGCACCATTTCTAATTGTGGTTACTGCTATAGCAGTTGATCCTACCCCAACTACAGTGAAACTCTTAAGACTTCCTTCATCAATAGAATTATCATCAATTTCATTGACTCCAGTATTCATGAGTTCACTTCCATATCTAAAGAGTTCACACTTCAATTCATAAACATAATTTTTCTGTAGTTGATAAAATGGAGATTCATGCTCAACATATTTAATTTCAAAAATTCTATCACCAAGAGGAAAATATATTATATCTCCTTCTTTTGGTCTAGTATTTAATTTAATATCAGGTAGTCCTTCTGACAAAGGAGTTATATAAGTTTCAAAACGTTCTTTAGATATTACTAAAGTTAAGTCGTCAACATCTTGAATCCCAAACTTAGATAGTAAAGTTCCTTGACCACCATACCCATCATAAGTAGAAACATATGCTTCAATAGGATATGCATTATTTAATTGAGTATTAACATACTCTCTAATTACAGTATTGGTAGTAATATAACTTCTTGGAACATAATATACTTCAATTCCATACATTCTCAACTGTTCGTTGATCAAATCCTGAACTAAACTTTGCTCAGTTTTACTGCCATTGAGAAAAAAGGGATTTAATGTCATGATTATCCAATCATATCTAATGGTGGTAGTTCATAATTATTACTCATTTTCTCCATTAATTGATCAATTTCTCTTTGACCATCTTCATATATTTGTCTTCCATTAAACTCTACACCTCCAGGAAGTTTAACTCCAGAAAACTTAATCAAATTCTGACCCCATTGACGTTTTACTAAAGCAGTCAAATATTGCTTAAGAAAAGAGTCATTCCAAACTTGACTATAACTACTAGGATCCAATGCTCGATAGCAATCTATAATTAAATATTCACCAGCAGTAACAGATGACCAATCAATATCAAGATATAACCTATCTGAACGTTGATTAAATCTTATCTGTTTTTGCGTTGTTAATAAAAAATCTAAATCTTCAAGATATGACTTTACCATCGAATAACTTAATAATTCTGTAGATCCCCAATAATACACATCATTTAAAAATAATTGATATTTAATACTAAACATTCCACTAGATAAACTATTGGAACCTTCAAACTGATAAATTTTATTAACACCTATTATGTGATTTGGAACCTGTAAATAATTACTATTTTCGTAGTAATTAAAAGTAGTTGCTGTTGTTGCAATACCAATATTAGAAGATGCTGAAGTAGATGCTATTCCCACACCAGAAAGTCCTGATGCTCTACCCCTATCAATATCTTCCTGAGTTATTTCATACTTTAAAAATGCTTGAGTCACTCCGTCAAAATGACGTTCTTGAAAATATTGAACGGCATCATCAACTAAGTCTTCTATTTGCTCATCTGCAACATTAATTTCAAGTACAGGAGCACCTAATTTCCTTTTAGTGTAATCTATTAACTCCTGTCTTGTTGTTGGTTGAGCCATTATACTAAATGCTAATCCCTACTATATTATGTATGCTTGTCTTTGATTAAAGTCCAGATAAGATCCTTTATTTCAGATACATTAGTATTTAATGTGTCAATTTGATCTTGCATTTCTTTCATCTTAAGGTCTTTAGACTCTCTAGACTTTTTCTGTTTAATATAATTGTCATAATCTGTTGTGTTTTTATTTATTATGGCATTAGTACGGGTATCTCTATAGATACCCGGTTGCCCATCAACTGGTATTAAACTCATATCATGCTAAAGCAATACTTCTAAGGTTTCTAATCAGTGGTGGATATGCTTGATTTGTTGTGGTTCCAATAATTTTAATTTTAAAGTTCTTAAATTCACCTAATTCAGTTGCAGTAAATTCATAAGATATAAAGTCATCAAATTTTGGTTCATGCAATAGTCTATCTTGTTTGACTGTTAGTATATCTGGAGAACCATCACTAGATCTAACATCAATCGTAGACCCGTCGTTAGAGTCTATATTGGAGTATCCAGGGAATGGTACAAATGTATTGGAATTTTCACCAATAGAATAGAAAACTCTTATATCAGAATTTACGGATATATATCCATCCAAAATAACTTTAATTGATGTAGCAGAATTTTCTAATCGTATTTCATTAGAAACATACATAAACTTATTTGGATCTTCATTAATACTGTTAACTCTTGGATCTGTGGAATAGTTTGATATAGGAGAGTTGATGATATTATTAATTAATGTTATATTAGTCATTGAAAGATCAACAACTGGACTAATTCTAGTATCAGTG